CCGTCGATCGACTCTCGCGAATCATCATGTACGTGAGGCTAATACGCCATTGACTGTCCAAGAATTGATACGCGCCAGATGCGGTCGATATGGTTCCTCGGGCCCTATAGTTTGATCGGGACTCCCTATGCATAATGCACTTACGAACCCCTGCCCATTTGCTGTGATAATGCTGCCCGGTGTACAGGCTAGGTTCGTGACCCTTCCAGTCTTTCGCCTCGATCGAGTTCGCTGCACATGCCGGGGCCGTGAGTAGGGCCGCGCACATAAGCACTTCGGTGATCATTTGTGCTCGAGGATTGTCACCGTGCTAGATATTCGTGTGCGCCGAACGATGTAGGCGTCTACAGATTCCCGGTCGATCCTGCGGTGCCCGCCGGGTGTGACGATGGCATCAATACGTCCCGCGTCCGAATAGCGCCTAATCGCATCCCGTGAGACTCCGAGCATTTCGGCGGCTTCCCCTGGTCGAATGTAATCTGACATTTGTTCCCCTTCGATAGACGTCGATACTAGCCGCTATTTGTTGCGTTTACGTGCTTTTCTCAGGTTGCGTGTCCAGCGGGCTTTAACAATGGGGGACCTAGCAAGGATTGGAAGAGGGAATACGGTGCCGTCACGGTCAGCGGCTGACGTGAAAGACACGTGTATGTGTGCTTCATGTCCCCAATTACCGTGGCGCCACTTCCACCACGTTTTCCGATATGTGCCCGAGGCAATGCGGTTTTCGTACACCACGTATTTAAGGCGTGAGGCGCCTGCGAGCCCGCTGGCCGCATAATCAAGGATCTGATTAGCCAGGAGCCGGGCAGTGCGCCCATTCGCGTAGGTGCCTAGCCCCTCATCAATGTCTATCGCATGCACTACACCGGCCTTATTCGGGTTATGGTCCGATATTCTTTCAGAGTGGGCCCGGTCCCCGATCCAACCGTCGGAGGCTTTGTCGCGTCGAGGCCAGCGGCGGTTCACCTGGTCGCGTAACTTGACGCCGCCTTTACATAGTCGAGCCATTATCTAGCCTCCCATATCTCGGGTCGTCACCGTTGAGCGCGTTAATAATCACGGGGATTACTGCCGCCGATATGGCGACTATGAGCGGGTGTACGTCGGCGGTTGCTAGCCACGACAAGAGGGCGCCTAGTGCGGCGCCGCCCGCTATTTTGACGATGGAGCCTTCCCACGTTGAGGCGAGCCAATGCTTCATATCAGAGTCCTAACTTCTCGGAGATCCGGTCTACTTTCGCTGCAACGTCGGCCAATGATTCGCCACCGTTACGGAAGCCCGGTTGTATCGTGAGGGTCGCTTTCTTGATCTCATCCCGGACGACGTTGCGAATAAGCCACACGAGGCCAGTTCCCATGATCGCTAGGGCTGCTAGTGCTGTCGCTATGAGGCCGACAATGTCGCCAAAGTCCACGGTTCTACCCTTTGAGTTTGGCTCGGACGATAGCCCGGGCGCGTTCGGTTTCGTCATGCACTTTTGGGTGCTTCGATGACGTTGGCTTCTTCTTGGGCTCCACCGGTTCGGGTGGCGTGTCCACGTGTAGTTCTTGATCTATTTCACTCACTTAGGGGCTCCTCTGGTTGTGGGCTAACGAACTCATCAAGTAGTGCCTCAGCCTGCACAGTTTCCACTGCAACATCCAGCGCAGCATCGCCACCGGGGAGTGAACGTATGGCGGCTTCGAGTGCGTCTACTTGTTGCGATGAACTTAACGACTCTGTAATTTTCATGTTGTGCCTTTCGGTAGTGGGGCCATGTCAAACGCCCGTAACATGTGAACACACGCCGCGCGCCGCGATGGTGGCGTTCAAAACCGGCGGAGAGAGGCTCCAGGACGACGACCGCGACCCGGAGAACGCGGAATTCATCCAGTTCCCACCGAATCGCGCAGCGTTTTCGAGTTGGAAAGTGGATCCACGCCCGCCAGTGTTCGCCGTCCATGAGGCACCCGCAGAACCGCCACCGAATTCATCTCCCCACACAAACATACATCCGGAGGATTGGATCACGCCAAACTTCGACGTAAACACTTGATCCGCCTGCGAAGAGCCAGAGTTCGTTGTTGCGATACCCGTTGTCACCGGGTCGTTTCCGCGAGAAACAGCCTCGGTTGTACCAAAGGCGAGGTCAGCGAACTCACGGTAGCGTGGTGGTCGCTTGCCGTACAGACCGAGAACTTCAACGCTGTCCCACCATGTGTTCGTGTCGTAAATTGTTTGATCGTTACTACTCGTCCCTACCGTGGCGTGGCTCGTATTCAGCAAGTAAATGTCTGACCAGAAATGCGTGTTCACCAGAGTCATGCCGCGAGGATCAAGCGCGGCTGGTTTCCACTTCAGATCCCACAGCGAAAACTCGTTGACTTGCGCAGTCGTATTACCACCAGCGCGAGCAGCAGCATTACCACCGGGTGAATAATGAAAACCGCCGATGTTGCGTGAACTCGCTGGTGGTGAAGCAACAGGTGTCGGCCACGTTCCAGTCGCAGCCACAGCACTGATTGCTCCTGCTGTTGTCACATAAATGTAGTAGTCGGTTCCAGCGGTGAGTGAGGGCATGGTCACGGCTGTGTCTGTGGCGAAAGTGATGAGTATGCCGGCAACATCGACGTAGGTTCCGGCTTTGACGCTCACAGTGCCGGCGCCCGTTTTCGTGAATGCGACACTTGGCGCGTAGTTTTTACTAAAAAGCCCGAAAGCACTAACGGCTAAACCGTCGATATGGTTAGCCAGGGCTAGAGACAATCCGGGGTAGTTCGCTACCAGGTCCGATGACTCCACATAAGGTGTGCCGTCCGGTGTTAATGCCATTTTATAACCTCACTAGATCGGAGTTAGTAACTATTTCAAACCATTGCGCGCCCGCGCCAACTTCTCCCCATGTAAACGCCGGTGCAACCTGACCCCATTGTAGGACCTGCAAAGAGAATCTAGGGTCTGATATCGACAGTGTCATAATGTGCTGCCCGTTGTTGTAGAAGTCCGTCCAGCCTTCGACGATCCCGTTAAAGTCAGGGTAAGGGCCCGAGGCAGGTAAACCTCTCACGGTTACTAGGTCACCGGATACGAGCTCGAGTAGTGCGGTCGTGTCATTTTCGTCGAGTTGATCGACGAGGACAGATATTTGGCCGAGGTTCCACAGCCCGTTCGCTTGTGCGGTCATGATCCCCGCGGCCCGTGTCGTGGCGTCGTCTATGGTTTTAATGTCCGTGTCCAGGCGGTATTCGCGGCGCCCGTATTGCGTGATCGACGCGCTATCCGTTTGGGTCACTGACTCATCAGGGCCGTAGGTCACGGTTACGTCGTTAATGAGAGGCGTCAGAGTCTTAGCCCATGTCGGGGCGAAGATAACCCCCGGGGCTTCGAGGTTGAAGCTCGTTGGGAATAGTGGTGCGTCGGCCCATGTGCCTTCGGCTTCTGACCAGGTGCCGACCTGGTTAGCCCATATCCCGGGGAATGTTGTTGAGCCCCGGTTGCCATAGTCCTCGAATATGATTCGGCCTGTCGGGTCGTCGTAATAGGTGGCACCCGTTCCTTGAGCGATACGACCGAGGGCGTCGAGTGCGGTGGAGGGTTGGGCGTCGGCTTCGAGGATCGCGTAGAGCGTAATATCGGGGTCGCCCGCGTTTAGGTAGTCGAGGCCAGTGGCGTCGAGAATTCCGGTTACCCGTTGCCGGGCGCTTTGCTCAATGTAGCCCGAGGCCCCGACATCGGTGTAGCCGAGTTTGGCGAGGTTCCCCATCGCCGTAATAGTCGTGATTGCGGTCGGGGTGCCGGTACTAATGAATGACACGTTAAGGTCACTAATCGCACCGGTAAACCGATCGACACCGTCGAAGGATATTGCGACCGTGTCGGCTAGTTCCAGTAGTGGGCCAGTGTCGCCACGTAGCACTATTTGCGTGTTCGAGGCGGTCGGGCTCGAGGTCACATCTGAGCGACCGTGGGCTACCGTGACGTTAAATTCAAATAGGTCCAGGTCGATCACCGACCCGGCCAGAGTAATTTCAAGTGTCATGTGAGCACCGGGGTGACGACCGCGCCACTACGGGCGTCCGAGTTGCGGATCACGTTGGCGATAGCGCGAGCGACCTGTTGATCGGTTATTAGTTGTTGGGCGGCTGTCGCGTCCGCTACTTTTTCGGCTCGGGCCGCTGTCGCTGCCGCTTCGACGTTGCGGACGGCGGCGGCTACGTCACTCGCCAGTTGGGTTTTGAACGCTGCACCGACTGGTCTAGCCATTGCTTTACCCAATTTTTTTAGTGTGCCGCGCTCGTAATCGAGTTGGTTGGCGAGACCGACAACCATCGCGGCGGCCTGCTCTACCCCGGCGTTCATAAAGTCGGGCACTAAACCAAGGGCAAGCTCTTTAGTTTTGTCTTGAATGTTTACAAACTTTTCGTTAATTGTGCCCAATAAGCCTTTATCGCCTAACATTTCTTGACCGAGTGCCCCGCCAACTTCCGGGCCCAATCCGGCCATGTAGTCAATGAGCCGCTGGTCTACCTTCGAGTTTTGCAGGCCTTCGAGTACGTTCCCGAACCATTCGGCTTCGGCTATTTGAGCGTTAAAAGCGTCTACCAGGGCGACACCCGTTTTATTGCCTTCTTCATCGAATTGGTCCGTAAACGCTGAGCCGAGGTCGATCCCGGATAGTAGATTCCCCTGCATTGTGAGGGCGTAGTCGGCTACGGCGTTTTTAGCGTCCTTAAAACTCTGTATTTGAGTGCTGAGTAGTGCCTCAGTCGAGGCGATTGCCTTGCCTACGTCTTCCGTGCTTTTTTCTAGGAACTTCTGAAACTTCGTTAATTTTTCGACTTCTACGGTCGCGGATCCGGTCGAGCCCCCGTAGGTTTGTATTTTGCCTTCGGTTTCCTCTAATATCTTTTCGTATGCGGCCTGACGTTCGGCAAGGGTAAGCACTCCGTAGGTCGCTTTGACGTTTGCGGCGGTTTGCTCGTTTGTGGCCTTTTCTATATCCCTTAGACC